GTTGGTTTATAAGTTTATTTCAACAACGCTATCAAGTAAGAGTCTCTTTTAACAAAGAATATGGTGATGCAGACGACAAGGTTTATGTATGCAAAAAAATTCTTGTGCAAAAAGAAAACCATCTTAAATTTCGCAATTTAGACAATAAAGTTATAGAGTATAGAAGTGCAGGTGGACTAAATTACATTATTGAGGATATGTAATGCAACAGATTCTAGTTGGAATTATTATTATGCTAGGTTTAGCTACTTACTATTTCTATAGTCAAAATCAAATACTTACAGCCAACAATGCAGCGTTAGAGGGCGCAGTAGCAACACAAGAAGAAGCCATAGCATCTATACAAGCAGACTTTGAATTGCAAACACAACAACTGCAAGACCTTACAGTTAAGAGCCAAGCTGCACAAAAAGAATTGAATAGATATACACAGTTTATACAAAACTACGAATTAGCATCTAAGATACTTGCTGACCCTGTAGAAATGGAGAGGAAAATAAATAATGGTACAAAGCATATCATGGAAAACATTGAGCAAATCAGCAGTGATGTTGACGGTCTTGATGATGGCTTGCAGTTGCAGTCTATTACCAACTAGAGAAATACAAGTAACCGCAAAACCTATAGAACGCAAGATTGTGCAACCAGTCATGCCTAGAGAAATTGATCTTAAAGAGTTGCAGTGGATGACTGTTACACCTGATAACTGGGAAGATCAATTGGCAAGAATAGAGAAACAAGAAGGTGAGTTGGTGTTCCTTGCTATGACGATTCCTGACTATGAAGTCATGGCATACAATATGCAAGAGATCAAAAGATACATTACAGAACTAAAGGATGTAGTTGTTTACTACCGAAAAGTAACAACTGAAAACCTTTCAATAGAAGAATAAATCTGATAGCCTTAAATTTTCATATAGGAGAATAATATGGGAATGATAGGAGAATGGATAGGAATAATCACAGGGGTAGTATGTTTAGCATCTATTATCTGTGCATTAACTCCGACTCCGAAAGATGATGCAATGATCGGAAAGTTCTATAAATTTTTAGAACTTATGGCATTGAACATTGGAAAAGCTAAACAGTAAAAACCAAAGGTGCAGAAGCACCTATTTAATTTATGGCAAATACAGTTACACCATTCGTTTATAACGCAATCTTAGAAAGGGTCGTAGATGGCGACACCGTTGATGTTACTCTTGACTTGGGCTTCTCTGTCCATCTAAAAAAACAACGCTGCAGGTTGGCAGGCATAGATACGCCTGAGTCAAGAACTCGCAACCTAAAAGAAAAAACATTAGGTTTAAAAGCAAAAGAAAGACTAAAAGAACTATGCGTGGGTTCATTTAAAATACAATCATTAGGCAAAGGCAAATATGGCAGAATACTCGCAATCCCTTATACGGAAGATGGTCAAGACATTTGTCAAATGCTTATCAAAGAAGGTCACGCAGTTGAATACTGGGGTGGAACTAAAAAAGCAAAAGTCAGAGATGACGGAACTTGGGGAGAATAATATGCATATATCAGACGAAGGAATATCATTAGTCAAAAAGTTTGAAGGCTGTAAGTTAGAAGCATATCAATGTGCTGCAGGTGTTTGGACTATAGGCTATGGCTCAACGCATGGTGTACAAAAAGGTGATATTTGGTCGCAAGAAAAAGCAGAAGTTATGCTTATTGACGAACTAGAAGAATACGGCAAGTATGTAGAAGAATTAGTTACCATACCTCTTAATCAATGTCAGTTTGATGCTCTTACTTCTTGGACATTTAACTTAGGACCAAGCAACTTGCAGAGCAGCACAATGCTTAAAGTTTTAAATTCAGGCGATTATGAGGGTGTTCCAAATCAAATAAAGAGATGGAATAAAGTTAGCGGTCAGGTAAATGATGGTTTGATTCGTAGACGAGAAGCAGAAGCATTGTTATTTGAGGGTAAGCATTGGGAACATATCTAGATGGCTCTAAGCAAGACACAGAACAAAAGGCTTGGGGTGATACTAAGTGTTATGTTCAAAGAAGAAACGCCACAGGAGATGCTAGAGGATGTCATACGGCATGGTTTCGTAGAGAAAGTTGATAATACTTTTCAACTCACAGATAAAGGCATTGATGAAAAAAACCGACTTTGCACCCTTAGTGGACTCAATATCAAGTATTCAAGCGAAAAATAATCTAAATCCAGTCAGCACCTTCGTACCATCCAACAAGGCTGAATCTCTCGCCCTTAGTTACCTTAGTGACTCTGTGATAAAGAAAAGAAGGAAACACTAGGATTGTTCCTTTTTCTCTTAGCTTCTTTTGATCTAGTTTGCCTATATCTTTACTAAACTCAAAGTCTCCACCGACATAATCAATACTGTCTGATAGTTGAACTGTAATGCTTAACTTACGCTGTGAACTATTATCGTAGATGTTTGAATCCATGTGATAGTCATAGAAGTCACCCTTGCCATACTTAGCTATTTGAAACTCAAAGTATCTATTTAATTGCACACCAAAGCATTCACGATTTGCCATAGTTATATAAGGCTCAATAATTCTATTAAGATATATCCCATGTTTAGAATCAAAACTACAAGGCAGAACATTAGATGATCTTATGGACTTATCAATGTTAGCTACATTACCTACCTGTGCTTCTTTGGTTTTGCCTTCAAGGTATAAAGACTTAATGGCTTCACAATGTTCTTCATTAAGTTCTGCTTGCCATGAATAGCAGTAGGTGTTCATTAAGTTCGTGCTCTAAATAAATACAAAAGGTTTCTAATAGTTTGTTTAGGTAAATGTTGAAGATGCTTCGGTATTTTTACTCCTCTAACTATCATTAATTTCTCCTAATAAATTTTTCATTCTATTTATTTGATGATCATCAATTTCTTTTTTTAACCTATCTGAAAAATCTTTTTTTTGCTGCTTCCAATTATCCTCACTTGATATTCTGTAAATGGTTGATGATGCCATACCGTGTCTTTTAATCAGATAATCAAGTGTAGGCATTACTCTTTCGCCTTTTATTATGTACCCATGAACATATTCATTGCGTATCTTTTCTTTTTTTGACTCAGCTATCATTTTATTCTTGTAATTTTTATTAATTTATATACAACTAATGTAAAGCACATTCCTAATAAAACAGCAGGAATTAATATTTGCCATTGCACACTTTCAACAAATAGGTAATCCAACCAATACTCTAAACCATGTTCTTGCCAATATTCTATATTCCAAAATGTTTCTCTAAATATAATCATTTTACATTTCCTCATCTATATCAGACTTGCTGAAAGCATATGCAGGTAAAACTATACAAAGTAGTAAACCTATTGCTCTCGCTAGTTCAAATATTATTAATTCAATAGTCATTATCTTTACCCCACTTACAGTTGATTATGTCCTCTAACTCATTAGCTGTTTCTTCATTAACTATAAAATCAATGATAATCCAAGCCATCATCCATATTGCTACTGGCAATATAATCCAAAATAAATAGTTCATAGTTCCCCCTTAATCCATAAAACCATTAGTAAAAATATAGCACAAGCACCATATAGTGCTAAAAATCCTATTACTAAATATATAAATGCTTCCATTAGTGTAATACCCTCTCTCTACAGCCGTTCTTCATAAAGTCATGAAGGTCTGCGTAGTCCTCTGCACTAATAAGCTGTCGCACCTCGTGTATTGGCATACTCATTAGATCAGCGTGATACTTGATTGATAACTTAGCTATCTTGCGTTCTAGGGGTGACATATCTTTGAACTCGTCATTGCTCATGTTTATATACCCAACCTTGACTTGTGATAATCATCACGCATCTCAGTACTTTTTAAATGCAGATATTCAATAAGCACTGACTCAGGCGTTTGACCTAAATGCTTATTGGCAATCCTTGATTTACTTATGTCAGTTAAGACATTGTTATACGACTTAACCAGTTCCCACATATCAATCTCATGAATGTAAGAGTCTAGTTCCCTTAGTTGATCTTTAGTTATCATCTTATACCTCTCTAGGTTTAATAGAAGCAGTCTGACCAGTAGACCATATTTGATCTACTCGTCTTTTAGCATCTGCTTCATTGTTAAAAGTTGCGATTCTTTTATGTTCTCCATACCTGCCGATATGGAAGAAGAACTGGTAAACATCATAGACAGTAGTATTCATTGTGCTACCTCTCTAAGTTTTAGTTCATTTAATACTAAGTCTTTGACTTTTTGTGTCATGGTCGTGCCATTAACTTCGTACTTGTTCATTTCTAAAAGTATGCTTGTATCTGCTTTTTGGATATGAACTTCAATAGGTATATTCAAGTATTTTTCATGCTCTCTGTCGGCAGACTCGTACATAAATTCAAGCAGTTTGTAAATGTATTTAGTTCTTTTATGATGATAATCAAAATCTTCTTCGCAATCACAACAAGAGTAAAGTTCTCCTGCATACTCATAAACCCATTCTAGGTTGTAATACATATCAGCAATTTCTTTGTCAGAAAAATCTAATAGTTTTTGTTTGAAAGCACGATAAGTTTGATAACTCATGTGTTGCCAGTTCTTGCCAATTTCATTTTCAAGGTTTTTCATTTTATACCTGCTCTGTGAGCTTTTCATTTAATATAAGAGAATTCTAAACCCATTACGGAATATATGCAACAACTTTATACATTTATTTTAGAACGGTAAATCGTTGTCCTCTTGGCTATCATCTTTCCAAAGTTTTTCTTCCCACAATTTCTTTGCCCAAACCTGACCAAAGTCTGAAGGCAAGCCATAACTAGCAAAGAACTTATACTCATCACCAAACTTCGTGTGAAGCTGTGCATGATGATGTAAGCATAAAGGTATAGCGTTTCTGTCATTAGCTTTTAAACTCATGCCACGCACTCCGTCATAAGGTTTAAGTAAATGATGTGCCTGCACCTCTCTTGAGTGTGAGTAGTAACCTGCTTTACACAATAGGCAAGGCAGTGTCCTAATCCATTTAAGGTGCGACTCATCTTTGTATCTTTTGCTAGGCAAATTAAAAAGGTGCTTTTTCCTCAGTATTAAAAGATTGATTATCTTCATCATCTTTTACTCTAAGACTTACACTTGTGTATTCATTACCTTTATCTGAAATTTTCTTCCACCCACCAAACTTGTACTGATTATTGTTCCAAGTGATTGGTCCACCAATGTCAGGACTTCTTTCAGATTTTTTATCTTCATTAAGATGCAACAAACCAACTGAGACCATAAGCTCATACTTATCTTCTCCTTTGTTGTTTTGTGATTTAATGATTGCTGAATAAAGCTCCTCACCTTTTATCTGCAAAGTTCCTTTGCGTAAAACTGTTGAACCTGTCTCGTGCCAAAGAAACCCTTTCAACTCTTTATCATATTGCTTATCATCCATTTTTTTCTCCTATTAATTTATATTTAAACCCCTTACCACTTGTCCTGCGTTTTTTTTCTATAATCTCACCAAATCTAGGTAAGTTATATTTAAGTCTAGCAGGGTCTTTCCTCAAGTTGCGTATTGCTGCAGAAATAGACGGCTCTCCGTAGAACTGTCCTGTTTTCTGCTTGATAGCATCTTGTAGTTCCCAAAATGTCCAATATCTGCCATCACGCATACAGAAATAAACACAATCATCTAATGTCAATTTGCTCATATAACTTTCTTAGAGTAAATATCAATTAACTTTTCAAACGCCTGTAAGTCTCTATCATTCGCAGGCAAATCATTGTAGATGCGTTCTATCTCACTTGAGTTAGCTTTAAATACATCTATGCACTCTTGATCTTCAGGATTACCTAGAACCTTACGCAAGCCACCTATGTAAGCATGAGTGTCAGGAAAGGTTGCATATGGATGACCTTTTGCATTCTTAAGAACCAAAGATTCTTTAAGATCAGGAGCAGGCTGTTTGTTGTTTATGGCATTGTCTACCTCAAACCCACTTGCATACTCGCCACCACCGAGACCACAGCAAGCCAAAGCACGACCTATTGCACTTGTACAACAGTTTTCAAGAGCAGAAGTCTTATTAACCATGCCCTGCGACCTAAATTCTTCCGCATAGTCATTACCTATCTCACGCCATGTGCCGTCCACATAAACGCTTACAGTAGCTTGTACCACCACTCTTTCTAAGTCATTGTGGATTATCTTAGTCTGCACATTGGCATTGCTACCAAAATGTTTTCTAAAGGTTTGTAACCGTTTGTCTACGGTTGTGTAGAGCTTACCCTTGATATTAGTTTTATCACTATCAGCAAGGTTTGCTATTTCATTTATTGATTCAATCAATTTATCACTCATTTTATTCTCCATAGTTCTTTAGCAACCTGTATATCTGAGTCTGACCACATCCAGTGGGATAGGTCAGGATAGAACTGGTCAACCAAAGAGTTAACATCATTATTCTGTAGAAGGTTCATTATTGCTAACGAAGCCCTATACACCTCATCTAATCTCATGCTTATGTCGTCTATTTCAAATGTGATGACCTCTGATTTGGTCTTGGTCACATAGATATAATCAGCATACGCATGATCTTTTTCTAATGCAGTAGCATAAATTGCTAGTTGCCTTTGAACTGGTGGAAGTAATGCAGGTGGTTTCTTTGCAGAAGTTTTAATGTCTCTAATGCAATCCTCATACTCTAAGTCTGTGTACCCTATTACTGAAACTGGTAAACCTACATCTATCTCTACTTTCTTCTGATAGCTTACTGGCTCGCCTAAGTGTTTATAGAAAGGCAATCCTATAGATAGATACTTCTCTATGTTTTTGTATTCTGTGTCTGCTTTCTCTTGATCAAACACCACGCCTTGACTCTGCTCGTAGCTCATAAGCGATTTAAACTCTGCTTGTGCATCTTCTATAGATGTCTTATTGCCTATGGCATGATCTATGACCGTACCTCTAAGCATGGCAGGGTTGGTGGGTGATTTATGTTTGGCTAAGTACCGAACAATAAACAATGGTGGGTTTTGTATGAATAGGTTTATAGAACTGGCTGATAGGTGTTCAATATCAAACTGTTCAAATGGATTATTTTTCATCTTTTAAATACCTCAATTTATGCTTTCAATAAATACGAAATGGAATTATAATCACATATTGGGTTTACCACAACCCTTAATTTAAAATTAGGAGACAACCAATGAAGCTGAAAGATTTCTTGCAAGAGAACAACTACACTCAAAATAAATTTATAGAAGCTGTGCATGAAGAAACAGGACATAGATTTTCTCAGGGCGGTCTTGCTAAATACATCATTGGTGTTCGCATACCTAGAAAAAAAGAGATGGGAGTTATTCATAGTTTTACCAAAGGCGTAGTATCACCCAACGACTTTTACTTATAGACTCCAATCGTCTATCTCGTAGTTTCGTTCTATAAAGATTCGTTTGTCCATATCATAGAAGAACTTAACCTGACCGATCTTACCGTATAGGTCTTGTTCTCTGATCTTGCGTGTAATTACGCTAGTGGAGTTGTCATCAAAGTCTCTGTGAATCGTTAGCACTGCATCAGACTGGTTGTGCCAATGTGCAGCTCCACTTATATCGTAAGCAGAGGGTGGCAGGTAAGAACCATCTTGGGACTTAGGTAGTTTTGTTGGATGAGCAACTACCCACATTGTTACCTCATAGTTTCTAGCAAAGCGTTTACAGCTAGAGATAAAGTCTCTGATGTGTTCATCCTCACGCTGATTGCCTTCTCTTTTTGCGCTGACCTCGTTGTATGGGTCTATCACAATGCCGTTGACTCCGTGTTTGTAAACACTGGACTTGGCTATGTCTATGATTAGGTCTATCTCAGGAACGGCATCTTTAGATTCAATAAAGTAAAAGTGCTTATCAATAAAACTCATAGCTTCTATTAGCTCTGTTCTGCTCATGCGATTACCAAAGCCTTCATCAAAAGCTTTCTGACAATACATCTGTGTCATTCTTCTGATGTGCATACTCGTTGAATGTTCAGGAGAAAAGATTGCAAACTTCCAACCTTGATTTTTGGCTAGGTTAAGAAGTATCTGATCTAGTATTAAAGACTTACCATGATTGGGTATACCAGTAATCACATGGAAAGTACCAGTCATGATCTTGTAAATGTCATCCAGTGAACCCATACCGATCTCTACAGGCTTCTCATAGTTGCCCTCATACAAATCAATAAGTTGATCAAAATAATCATGACCTTTGTACAAACCGTTAATGGGATAAGGTATGGCATTGTCTATAAGTTCCTTGAGTTTGGTTGCACCATGTTTCATTAGAACCTCATTGGCATCCTTGCATCCTTCAGGACATTTAACATACCAACAGCGATCTTTACCAAACCTGTGGAGCAGTTCTTTGTGTAGTGATCTACCTGCTGTGTCATTGTCGGTAAAAATAATTATGTTCTTGGCAACAAGAGGTGAGTTGTCTAAAGCTTTGAACCTTGCATCATTAGGGTCAAACTTGGCTTCTTTTGGTGCGCCATCAGGAAGCGTTGTGCTGTTCGTTATGCCACTTTCAAATAAACTAATGCAATCCATCTCACCTTCGCAGAAAATCACCGTATCGCTTTTGTACACATTGTCATAGTTATACAAGATGCGTTTAGCGTTAGGCGATTGTCTGAACTGTTTATCTACTGTCCTGTATTTAACATTGACGAGTGAGCCGTGTTCATCAAAGTATTGAAATGCAATCCATGAGTTCTCGTTAAAGATTTTCATAGAGTCAACCGTTGATTTAGAAATGCCACGATCACCAAAGAACTTATACATGGAATTATCTGTAGACTTGGATTCAGGAACTACTGGAGTTTGATAGGTCTTAGGCTTAAAAGAATTAGTACCATCTCCTGACCCACCTCTAAACTCACAATGATGACAATTCCAAACCACAGTATTATTTTCTATGGTAACTGAGAGTGGATTATCTTTTGGGTTGTGTGGGGGCTGACAGGATGGACACTTTACTTTTTGATTACCTTCACCGTAATGTTTTAAATTTATTCTGTTGTCCATAAGGACTGTACTTATATCTTTCATTTTATTTCCTTACCCTGCAAGAGAGTTCAATGATTTTTTAACTTTTTTTACTGTTGTATCTGCATCATCAAGATACCGTTTTTGATTTAACCATGTTGTGCAATGAGGTACAAACTTTAATTCCATTTTTTCATCTGCAACAAACTCTGCATAAGACTTTATCTTTTTTAACATTTCTTCATGGGATATATCCCTAAGTGCAATCTTATATTTCTGAGAAGCTGAATATTTATTTGTCTTTCTTGGATAGATTTTCCAAAACTCCTCAAAGAGTTCTTTAGTATTATCTTTAGTATCTTCTTTAGTATTGGGGGGTGGTGAGACAAGGGGGGTGGTGGTCTCCTGACCCTGAGGGGTGGGGGTCTCCTCACCAGTGGGGGTCTGTAGACCCTGACCTAGATGCAAGGTGTATCGGTTTGATATATTCCCACCATCTTCTTTAAATCTAGCTGTGATCTCAAGTAGGTCTTGTTGTGCAAACTCTTTGATAATCTTCCCTATGTGTTTGGGGTCTTTAATTCCTGCAAGCCGACCAATGTGCTGATAAGAGGGATAACAGCTACCCCTCTCATCTGCGTAGTTTGCTAGTATCACCAACACCAGTTTTTTTGTAGGTGTTAGACCTTGTAGCTTCAGAGCTTTGTTTAATAACTCTATTGACATTACTTCAACCTGTTCTTATGAAGGTGGTTTAGGTAAAGTGGATATGTCATGTCCTCTGTTTGATCAACCCATGATTGACGATCATAAGCATCATGATCAGGGTCTATGTCAAACATAATTCTATGCTTGGCTTCTTTAAGAGAACTGACAAGATATGGATGATTAAGATTTGAGTGATCTGAGCATAATATTTGGTTACCCTTCATCAAATAATAATAAGACCTGTTTTCAGAATACAATTCTTTTTCTATTCTGTAATCTTTTAAGTCATCATCAGCAAAGTGATAAGTCACATAGTCAATGAACCAATATGGTTCAACTTCTTTTGTGGTTATGGTTTTGGTAGTCTTTAAGTTTTTCATTTTATCTCCTAATTAATTTAAGACCTAAGTCTAGTTTATTTATAAATTGAATGCAACCCATAATGGTATTAAAGTAATCTTTGTGTTGGTGATTCATCAGCAGACACATCTCTATTAAAATATCCAAGTGGCATTTCAGCACCTTCAGGAAAAACCCAAAGGTGATAACAGTTATCAGTGTCATGTAGAAAAGACTCTTTGGGATAAATCTCAATAGCAGTTCTTTCTAAACCACAAAGCTCGTTCTTGATCTTTTGAAACTCACCCCAGTCTCTTAAGTGTGTGTCGCCATACAAACCATTAGAACAAATCCTGATGTTGAGCCAAGTAGTCCCTGTTAATTCCTTTGAATGTAAAAGAGGATGACTCTCATCCATGTTTGACTTGGCAACTTTGTATTTACCATCAGAGGTAAACCAAATCTCTGTTTCTTTTAATCGGTTCGCACCATCTAAAGCTACTTGTTTAGAATCACCATGCTTTCTTAACATGGCAACCGTACTCTTAAAAGTTCTACCACCTTGGGTCACTCCGTTTGCACGGAGTTCCCACTGACCAAAGTAGTCTGATTTAATGATTCGCATTAGCTCACCTTCTGAAAGTAATGATCGTTAGACTGGCAGATAGAATCCCACTTGCTCCGTCTAATCTTTCTCCAAGACTTAGAGTTAAACAGGTGCTTATCTTTGAAGTAGTCTTTGACATAGACCCACTTGTAACCAAGCCTGACTGCTCTAGTACCGATACCTATATTGATACCTTTGATACTATGTTGGATAGACATATTGTTGAACCTGTAAAGTTCAAACTTATGGTTGGTTTTTTTCACTTTATTTTTCATATTATCTTCTCCTATGAAGTTTCAATTTATTTCTTACCAATACCCATTATACCAGTTTGGGTCTATATTGCAAGAAGTATTTTTTTATTATTTTTTTTAATCTTTAGTCTTTAGCCCCAATTTGGTATAAAATCCTATGTTGGAAATATTAAAATGAGTATCTATCAATCAACCTTGTTTGCAGAAGAAGAATCAATCTTTGTTGCAGATTACAGCATCCGCAGAATCCAATATCAAGAAGCGCTACCTTTTATCCTAAATATCCATTACGCAAAAAGAGTACCAAGTATTAATTATGCTTACGGTCTTTTTTTGAAACAAGAACTGGTTGGTATTGTGTCATATGGTATACCTGCATCTGCTTCTTTATGTGAAGGAGTCGCAGGCAAAAACAATAAACACCATGTCATAGAGTTAAATAGATTAGTTTTAAAACACAACAAAAAAAACGAAGCATCAATTCTTATAGGCGCATCTTTTAAACTATTACCCAAACCTAAGATCATAGTCTCCTATGCAGATACTAAAGAGAAACACTTAGGAGTTGTATATCAGGCAACTAACTTTATGTTTACTGGCACGACCAAAGAAAGAACAGACATGGCAGGTGCAGATGGTAAACACTCAAGACATCACTTAGGAGATGCAACCAAGAGAGTTCATAGAAGTGCAAAGCATAGATATGTTTATGTTATAGGTAATAAGAGGGATAAAAAGTCACTGACGAAACAGATCAATTATAAGGCTCAAGAATATCCAAAAATAAATTAGCTTTAATTTAATCTCAAAATGGAATATCATTGTTGCAGAAACATGATAGATGCATGACAGATAAAAAAGCTAAAGTAAAAATCACAGATCAGATAAAGGATGCAATCCGTAATGAGTATGTGCAAGGCGTAGAGCTAGACACAGGCGAAAGAACTATGTTTACTCTTGATGAGTTGATTGCAAAATACAATGTTTCTTCTACCACCATCTACAGATTGTCTGCAAAAGACGGATGGAAAATGCAGAGAGAAGAATTTAGACATAAGCTAATTGCTGAGTTTGACGAGAAAAGACGAGAGCAGTTAGCAGAGGAAAGCATCAAGATTGATGAGCTTGCCTTAAAAATTTCATATGAAATCTTTACCCATGTTCAGGGTTTAATTAAGTCAAATGACAAACCAAGTGGAATAGCACAATTATCACAAGCTGCAACCAATGCACAGAAGTTAGCAAAACTTGCATTAGGCGAAGCAACCCACAACATGAATCTAAATGCAAACATCCAAGAAACAGATGCCTTCAGAGAAGCTATGGAATTGCTTGACTCAGTTGCAGAGCAACGCAGAGAAAGCGACAGTAAAGCTGTACACTGATTGGCTAAAGACTGCTAGAGCAAAACAAATAGAACCTGCTGATGAGCATAACATTTGGCTCATACTTGCAGGTCGTGGATGGGGCAAGACAAGAACTGGTGCACAGGACATAGCACTTTATGCTTTGAGAAATCCCAATACTATATGTGCAGTAGTAGCTCCAACACACGGAGATTTACGCAGAGTTTGTTTTGGTGGTAACAGTGGATTGCTCTCAATTATTCCTAAAGAATGTTATTCATCAAGTGCAGATTACAAAGGCTACTCATCTAGTCTCTCAGAGATACGATTGTTTAACGGTTCAAAGATTGTTGGTTATGCAGCACAAGAACCTGAAAGACTTAGAGGACCACAGTTTCATAGAGCTTGGTGTGATGAGATTGCAGCTTGGCGTTATCCTGAAGCCTTAGATCAATTAATGTTTGGTCTTAGGCTCGGAGATAATCCTAAGTGTGTTATTACAACTACACCCAAACCTAACAAGATGATTAAGAGCTTGGTAGAACGAGATGATGTAATCGTAACCAGTGGTTCTACTTTTGAGAACGAAGAAAACTTAGCACAGTCTGCTTTGGATATGTTAAAGCGTAGATATGAAGGCACAACTTTAGGCAGACAAGAGCTTTACGCAGAGATTATAGAAGAATTAGAGGGAGCTTTGTGGTCAAACAAGCTAATAGAAGAAGCAAGACTGCCTGAAGATACAGAAAAAGAACTTAAACAAATCATAGTAGCTATAGACCCTGCGGTCACAAACAATGAAGATTCAGATGAAACAGGTATCATGGTAGTAGGCAAAGACCATAATAATGAGTATTATGTACTAGAAGATGCTTCAGGAAAGTACAGCCCTGACGGTTGGGCTAGAAAAGCTATCAATTGCTTTTATGATTGGGATGCAGATAGAATAGTAGCTGAAGTAAATAACGGTGGCGATTTGGTGGAAAGACTATTAAGAGGAATGGATGTAAACATTCCTTATAGGTCTGTAAGAGCTACAAGAGGAAAGATGGTAAGAGCCGAACCTGTTGCAGCACTTTACGAGCAAAGGCGTGTTCATCACATTGGTTATTTTCCTGAATTAGAATCACAGTTGTGTAGCTATACAGGAGAAACAAAACCTAGTCCTGACAGATTAGATGCTTTGGTTTGGGGTATATCTGAACTAAGCAGATCAAAAGGCGAAGTAAANTGGAGAATAAGCTAATGGCAGAACAAACATTTTTTCAAAGATTGTTTAACAGCAAACCTGTTGAGCAAAAAAATTCAAACATGATGGGTTACTTCGGTGTTGGCACTGAAGAAGCAAAGACCTACAAATATCAAGACCTAGCAAAAGAAGGCTATCTAAAAAACGCAATTGTTTATAGATGCGTGAATGAGATAAGCAAAGGTGCAAGTGCTGTGCCTTTTGTTATTAAAGCAGGCGATCAAATAATAGAAGAACATCCTTTAATTGACCTTCTTATGCGACCCAATCCATTGCAATCCTACAGTGAGTTCTTTAACAGTCTGTTTGGGTATGTGTTGTTAAGTGGTAACGCTTACATTCTCAAGACTGGTAGCGACATGGGTGCGCCAAAAGAACTGCATCAATTAAGACCTGATCGCATTAACATCAAGGGTAGTGGCAAACCTATTCCTGAAAAATATGAATACATGGTAAATGGTAGAGTTGCTCACACATATCTTATAGATAAAGAAAACGGATTCAGCGAACTAAAACACATCAAGCTGTGGCATCCACTAGATGATTACTATGGTCTTAGTCCATTGAGTGCTGCAGCAGTTGAGGTAGATCAATTCAACATGGCTAGCAAGCACAATGTAAATCTTTTACAGAATGGTGCAAGACCAAGTGGTGCGGTTGTTTTTAAACCACAAGATGATGCAGGCTTTGCTGTCAACCTCACAGAATCACAAAGGCAACAATTACTCACAGACTTAAACAATAGATTCAGTGGCGCAGGTAATGCAGGCAGACCTATGTTATTAGAGGGAGACTTTGACT